AGAACCGTTCCATTTTTCTGTTATAGCTACTGCTGTAGTGGTATAGCCAGATGCGTTTATTACATCTGTATTTGTGGCTCCAAAACCAACATTTGCCCTTCTAGCAGTATTTAAGTCGGTTGTTTCAGACCAAGAAGAACCATCCCATAATTCAACATTAGCCGTAGTAGAGGTAGGGACTAACGGATCCTCTCCTCCTGCATATATTGAAGAAGTTAATGTTCCTCCACCACCATAACCAGCTCTTACAGTGTTTATATTATTTACTTCAGTCCAAGATGTGCCGTCATACTGTTCGGTATTAACAGTTTTTCCAGGTGTTCCAGGTCCAACATTACCACCGAAAGTCATAGCAACATGTGTTGTTGAACTTGCATTTGAAGCAAAACCTGCACGTCCTCTAGCTGTGTTTAAATTTGCACCACTCGCCCATGTTCCAATAGGCGCGCCACCAGATTTGATAGCTTTAAATTGTCCTGTTGTTGAATTGTAATACATTTGTCCAATAATTGCGTCTGAGTATCCAGCTGCGGGTGTGCTTGGCGGGAGGCCTGAGAAAGTCCATTCTTCTGTGTTACTAACTCCTGTGCTTCCATTGTAACCACCAAAAGCTAATGCTGAAGTGTTGTTTGCTCCAGTTCCAACTAAAGAATTTCTAGCAGTCGCCAAATTATTTACCTCTGTCCAACTACTGCCATCCCAAGATTCAGTATTAGCAGTTCTTCCTGGAGGTATGGTTCCTCCAAAAGCTAAAGCAGAAGTAGAAGTGTTATCACTTCCCCCTAAATATCCCCTAGCTGTATTTAAATCTGATACTTCAGTCCAACTAGAACCATTCCAAACTTCAGTGTTTGCAACATCTGTAGTAGTGTATCCACCAAAAAATAAAGTTGCAGGTTGTAGCCCTGAGGCTGCTCCTGCATTCCTTGCAGTATTTACTTCTGCAATTTCTGTCCATGAACTTCCATCCCAACTCTCAACATTATTTACTCCAGGATTAGGGCCTCCAGCGATTCCTAAAGCTGCTGTTTGAGTTCCTGTTCCTGTTATAAGCTGTCTTGCTGTATTTAAATCTCCAACTTCTGTCCATGCAGAACCATTCCAACTTTCGTTAAGTGCTGAATCACTAGGTAGAGATGGATGAATACCACCAAAAGTTATACCCGCAGTGTTATCAGCTCCTGCTGAACCTGTATTTCTTCTCGCTTGATTTAAATCGGCTACTTCAGTAAAAGCTGTGCCGTTATAACTCTCTGCATTACCATAATAACTACCTCCATTATTACCACCAACACCTAATGAAGATGTTTGAGTTCCAAATCCTGAAAAATTATTTCTAGCTTGATTTAAACTACCACCACTAGACCATACTCCTGCATAAGGATTATTAATTAATTCCTGTGCATATGGAACTGGATCTGATGAAAGGTTTTGTATTGGAAAACCCTGTATTTCTTTATAGTTAGCCATTGCTATTATTTATCCTTTAATAGCCAACCTTGAGTCGAGTCTACGTAAACCAATGTAAAACCTGCTCTCTCGGTTGACACTGTTAAATCTGCTGCAGAACCCTGTATGTTGTGTGAGTTTCTCCCAATAGTTAAATTGTTTGTATCAAACGTACCTGCATAATCTATAAAACTTATTTCATCACCAATCGTTGCTGATCCAGGTAATGTTGCTGTGAAAGCTGCTGATGATGTATCACAGAAATATCCTTCACCTGCTACTGCTGTAAAGCCAGTTGTTTTTACTGCTTGCCAAGATGTTCCACCAGATACTTCGCCAAATGATAATTGACCAACACCTGTTGCACCTGATCCTGTAACTGATTCTACTTTTAAAAATCTATCAGCTGTAACGTTTCCTGTTGGAAACTTAAGTGTGTATGATTGACCAGCTGAGTGTGCTGGTGATTGTAATTTAATACCATGTGAATTTGCTTCACAATTTAAAATCAATGTACCAGGATTTGTGTTACCACCAATTTCAACAGCACCTGTACCATTTGGATATAAATCTAAATCTCTGTTTGAAACTGTAATGATTTGATTATTGTTTGTATCTAAGTTACCACCAAGTTGAGGTGATGTATCATCTACAACATCTCCACCTGTTTGAATTTCAATAATGTCTGGGTTAGTGCCATCATTTGCTGATGCTTGCACCATTGCTGTTTTTTTGTTTGTAGTTGAAAAAGTAAATGTATCACCAGATCCTGACACATATTTAAACTCTACTGTGTAAGCACCTGTTGTTGAATTTTTTAAAATATAAAATGTTTCTACATCTAAAGGAATTGTTACAATTTGATTTCCTGTAATTGTACCTGTGAACTCAATAAATCTTTGTTGAGCTGTACCAGTTGTAGCTCCGTCAGCAACTGTTAATGCTGTTGTTTGTGCTCCTCCAGCGATTGAAACTTGTGCAAAGCCACCCGTTAACTGAGCAATCAGATCTAAGTTTGCGTTAGTTTTTGTTCCCCATGTACCGGCATTTTCGCCAGTAGCCATTTTTTCTATACCAAGTGGTGTATATGTTGATGCCATATTAAGCTGCTTCTCCTGTTACGTCGTTATAACTGGTATTTGATCCAGTTGCAACATCTGAATACGATGTATTCGATCCTGTTGGAACATTACTATAAGACGTATTTGAACCAGTGTCAACATCCTCATAAGCTAAGATAAATAGTTCTCCTAATGTAGATGTTACTGATTGGCCTGTTAATCCCATGACCTGATCAGCAGGATCTATTGTACCAACATTTGAGCCAAAAGAAACACCAGATAATCCCATCACTTGATCAGCAGGATCTATCGTTCCTACAGAGCCACTGAAAGAAACACCTGTTAATGGAATAGCTACTGAACCTGTTCCTTCTATCTGACCTAAACTAAACTCTGCTTCTAAACCACCTAAAGATACATCTTCGTTTGGTGCAACTGCTGTACCTTGTGCTGATGTAATTTCAAAACCAGTTGGTTGAACTAAAGTTCCAACAAAGGCTATTGAATCACCTAATGTAGAAGTTATTGATTGACCTGTTACTGATACATCTTCGTTTGGTGCAACTGCTGTGCCTTGTTCTGATGTTATTTCTTGACTTGTTAATCCAACAACTTGATCTGCAGGATCTACTACACCAATTGCTGATGTAATTTCTTGACCAGAAATATCTGGTGTAACTGCAATATCAATTGTAAGTGAACCTGGTTGAGCTGTAAATTGTGAACCTGCAACATCAAACTCTGCACTAATAATATTTGTAATAGATCCAATATCTGCTGTTGTAGAAACTCCTGTTGGTTCAACAAGAGCTGTACCTGTAAGTGTTAAAGATCCAACTGTAGATGAAAAAGATACACCTGTTAATGAAACAGTTTCGTCTGCAAGATTTCCCCATTCACCAGAGCCCCAAGATTTTGCACCCCAGCCTGTAGCGAGTAAAGTATCTTCACCCCAATAAGCTTGACCCCAGGTAAATCGGCCCCAACCTGAATCAACAGCCATTGTCGGCCTCCTATGCTAATCTTATGATTGCGTTTGATGAATCGTTTGCAGGGAACTGAATTGTGAAAGTTCCGTTCGTTGCAGTTTTATCAGAACCAAAAGCGATAACAGCAACAGCGTTAGTTGTGCTTGAACCACCATCTGTTGTTGTGTTGTAGATTAATGCGCCATTAGCTGTGAAAGAAGCTGATGTGTAAGATACATCAGAAAAATCTGTAAACGCAGTTGTTGAAGTTAAACCAACTCCAGTGTTTGTTAACGCTGCACCGCCTGCAGAGTATGCAGATCCAGCAGTGTTTGTAATTTCATTTGTTGCCGAGTAAGCAGTCGTTGATGCACCTAAAGTTGCTGAGCTTGTGTAAAGTGCAATCTTAAAAGAATGACCCCCATTACCAGAAGTTTGGAAATCGTGTTTTCCTTCTAATAACTCTTGTTTAAAACTAGAACATATTGCCGATGTAATTGCCATAATAAAACTCCTAAGGGTTCGTTGATGGTACTGTAATTCTAACTGTGCCGTCCGTATAATCGTCTCTTTTACGTCTGCCAAGTTGTTCAATACCAAACTTGTCTAATTCCTCTTTATACTTTTTATCGTAAAGTGTCAACATATCTACTGGACCTTTTAAGAATCCATATGCCTCTACAAGACAAGCATATAATAGACCATTTCCGAAGTATTGACTGATATAAGTAGTAGTATTTGAGCTTGATAAGCCAGTAGGAATAGCTTCATAATGGATCTTAAAAACATAAGTATTATCTGGCGCTGGGGCTAAAAATAGTCTTCCAGATGTTGTATCAGAAACTCCTGTTGCCCCACCAAACATAGCATAGTATTTAGGTTGACCTCTTTTTGCAGATTCTGTTGAAGGCACATATTCTTGTAGGTAAGATTCATCCTTCTTTTCTAACCATCTATTACTACCTGTAGAAGCAGATGTTGAATCATAAACTTGTACACCTTTTACAAATATAGTTTTTGCAGGAACGTTAATTGTATTTTGTCCTGTAACTAAATTACCTGTAGATTGTTTTTTATATGCATCAATCGGTGCATCTCTAAATATTCTAAGCTCTGCATTTTCAATGAACTGATCTGTAATTGTAGAAGTTAAAACATTACTATCTACTTCAGTATAGTCTTGAATTGCTTGTGTTAATGTTGCGTATGTAAATCCTGCCATTATGGTGTCAATGTAACTGGACCTGCGGTCACTGACATTCCTCCTGCTCTTTCAGTCACAGTAGGAGTTGATCCTAATGTGAATGTATAATTATCTGTTCCTGTTACTGTTATACTAAATCCTGATGAATTTTCAAACACAGTAAAAGCTAATCCTCCTGGTGAACCATCTACGTTTCTGAAGACTACCGTATTACCAGTAGTTCTACCGTGACTTGGTTCTGTTACTGTAATTGTTGCACTTCCAGATGTAATATTAAAAGGATTACCAGGTAATAAATTTTGTGTAGCTGGTTCTGTTCTATCAGGTTTTGCATTTTGTAAACCCTCAGGATCAGCGCCATGTGCTCTTGGTTCTAATTGTGGCTGTTTAGGTTCAAACTCTGATACATGAACTCTAGAACCATTCCATTCTCTAACCATTTCAGAATATGGAAATGCCATACCAGATCTATCTGATATAAATTGTGCATGTTTACCTTTTGAAAAATTAGACATTTGGATAATAAGTTTTAGGGGTTATGTAAGAACTAGATGATGAGCCATCCTCCGCTAAAGCTCTTTGTAATTCATCTTCGTATAATAGTTTCATGTTTTGAGTTAATTCTGGTTTGAATTTTTGTGATAAATAATAAGCTAAACCTGATGCCATACACGGCACAAATCTATAAGGTACGTCTGTTGCATTAGTATAGTCACCAACATCCTGTATTCTTTTTACATAATAGTAATTAATTGTATTACCTGCTTCTGTTGAACCAGGTGTTAAGTATAAAGTAATCGTAACTTTATCTATAAATCTTTGTACAAAATATTGTGATGGTGTTCCTTCAGATGTTTTATTTGAAAGACCTTGATATGTAGATCTGTTTATTTTTGTAAGAGGTGTATCAACATTTGATGAGTTTCTGTAAACAGCTTCTAATACATCATCTACACCATATACAGCAGTAGCGTCAGATGTTCCGTCACCTGTTGATCTAAACATTGTATATGTTGCTTGACCATCAACTAATGTAATTGAGTTATTTGCTACTTCCCAATAGTGAAGTCCTCTGTTACCCCACTCTTGAAACATAATATTGAGAGATCTTCTTGCCATACGTAACTGATTACCAGATACGCCTTGCATACCTATTCTCTCATATGC